GAAGATAGTTTATTCCATATTTTATCTGGTCTGTTCATACTAAATCCTCTATAACCTCTTCTTCGTAAATAGTATAATAATCTAGGTTTATTATTCTCTGCTAATAAAGGCATTCCGTAAAATACTAATGCCATTAATACATCTTCAAAAAATATTTCAGCAGTTTGTGGTCTTGCTATATATTCTAAAAAGAATTGATTAGCAGGAACTTCTTCCATACTAAATTTAGTTAAACCATGTAAAGAACCTTTTGATCCTTTATTATCCACTGTGCCAGATATATCATAACTATCACATCCAAATGCTCCTAAGTGCTCATTACCTGGATATTTAATACCATTTTTTATAACAATATTATTTTGTAAATGAGCTTTTGGTGTCCAACTAATCTTAAATCTACCAGTTGGATCTGGATAAAATATTACTTTACTATCTTTTATACCATTAACCCATTGGAAATTACCAGTTGATATTCCAATTGAGTTTTTTAAATCTTCATTAAAATCTATTTGTTCATATATTTTAACAAGATTAAAAATGCTATTTTGAGTTTCATCTCTAAAAGCATGTTCTTCGGTTCTTGGAAATTGTCTATAAAATTCATTTAAAGCATCTTGATCGTTTCTTAATCCTTCAACTTCATTATCCCAATGATCTATAACACCAGTATCAACTAAGTCATCATAGAGATTATATATTTCTTTTTTAGGTGTATTAAAAACTGGTATACCATACTTATCCATAAACCCTTCATAGTTCCATTCCATTGGTATAAACAAACTATATAAACCAGATTTAGTTTGTCCATTTAAATTTCTTTTTGTTACATTAGAGTCTCTATATAATTTTTTAAAATTATCACCACCTTTATCTAACGCGTTTGATGTACTCCCCATCATACATTTACCAATAACCCTACTACCTAATCGTAAACATGTTTTTGTTACTCTCCAGTTATTTAGTATATTTTCAGGTTTTTCCCACTTACCGCTTTCATCATGTACAAGCAGGTTAAGTTTTTCTCCATCATAACTATTATCAGCTGTATTCTTCCAATCTATAGTGGTATCTAAACCTACAATTTCTTCAATTTGTTCATTCGTTTGAAGTTTCTTACGAGTAAACTTTTGAGCCGGTACCCTATACGCGAGTTCACTCTTTGGTCTATCCATTCCATCTTGTATCGGTTTAAAGAAAAACGGATAATTAATAGATATTGGTACAACCTTATCTGTAAACATCTTTTTAGAGTCCCAACCAGTTTTTGATAAGATACCAAATCTTGCGTCACTCGAGATAGTAGCAAGATTAACTGCTTCCGAACTTGCCATGAACGAGAAACCAGATCGTCTATTTTTAAGGTAACATATTCCATAACACCGTTTATCTGCTTTGCAAGCTTCCCAAAATAAGTAGAATAATCTATTGGATTCTCTAAATTCAGGAGCACCCACATCAATTTTTGACCACTGAAGATACATATAGTGAGTGCCGGTGATATAAGTAGGCACACCATTATTATAAAACCAAAAACCATTTTCTCTTCTATCAAATTCTTCATTTATATAATCATACCATTGATCTTTAGAATTATCAGGATATGCTCTCCAATCAAAAATTGTTTTAATATTTTTTAAACCATCTTGATCTTTAAATTTTTCCCAATATTGATCTTTTTTATTTTTATTTCTTTTATAAACACTTGTTGGTTTAGGTAATGCTATTTTTAAGTTTTGAATTTCATATATATCACCAATTTCACCAGTTTTACTTACAACTATAATATCATGTTCTTTATTATAGCCGTATTTCCATTTCTTACTTTTATTAAGTCTTTTAAGTGTGTTAATTCTTATTGGCTCAATAATTTTATATAACGTTTGTTTATACATTACTTTGATCTTCTTTCAGCAAAACCTGAAAAAGATTCTTCTTTTTTATCTTTCATAGGCTTGTTCTCTAAAATATTGTTTTCCTCTTGAATTCTATTAAGTATCTCAAAAGCATCGAATATAGCTAATTTTTTAGTTGCAGCAGCGTTTTTTAATCTATCAGCAGACACATCATCATCAGAGTCTACAATTTTTTCTTTTGCTACTTTAATTAATTCCTTAACTGCCTTGTGCCCAGCTTGGATTATATTCTTCTTCGTCTCCTTGATATTCATATTTAATTGAAATTGAATTTGTTAATACTCTATATAATCTTTCACCATCAATAATAAATTCATATTCACTATGTGGTGTGAATCCAACTAAATCATTTTGTTTAATATCTTTAATCGTATTATCAGTATATTTTATAATACCAATTAACGGTCTTTCTTTTTTAACACTAAACTTATCAATTGACTTTATTGGTTTTACAAAACAATATCCTTCTAAAGATTTCCAGTTTTTATTTCTTTTGTATGCAAATATTTGATCTTGAAAAACAGTATATTTATTTTTCTTGATCCAACTTCTGCTATTTTTTTCAACACCTTTTATATTATGCCATCTTCTAAACACATTGTGATGAACAATAATATTATCACCTTTTTTAATTTGTGTTTTGTTTACAATTGGTGCTTGCAAAACAACAGCTTCTCTATTTACATATTGATGATTAAAAATTTCAGTGTTTAGTATTAATTCTTTATCATCAACATTTTTAATATTGTTATATCTATTGCCCTTTGGTTTAATTATAAAATTGTAAATACCACGCATTAATATTCGAGATTATATTCTACTGATATTGCCATATTTTTATTAAAATCTTTCCAGGGTAAAACCTCTTTATTTTTTTTAATATAAATACTAAATTTATCAGTACCTTCTAATATATCACAAATAGTATGCCCGCCGTAAACTTCTTGGCCTACGGCATAATGCATAGCTTCGTTTTTATAATCTTTACCAATACTTATCTTACGTATTAGCTTGCTCATTTTGTCTTGGTGTTATAGAACCATTTTGTATGTCTATATTGACATCGCCGTATTCTTCTTGTAGAGATTTTTGTTTCTCTAACAATTGTTTTTGCAATCCTTGTATCCCTTGCAACAATGAATACTTTTGTGATTCTGATTGACCCAAGCTTAATTGGGCAGTATTTATTCTATTAACGATTTCTTGAAGTTCCTTTAACTGAAATTCAGTTATTTTTTTTGGTTCTTCAGCTATTTTATTATTGTTTTTGTTTTTATTCATAATTAATTAAATTTAAGTTTATTACATGTTATTACTATTACATAAATAATAATATTCTTAATAAGCTATTGTCATAGCTATAATTTTTTATCCTTTTAATGTCTATATTATTTTACTTTATAATAATCTTCTAAATCGAATACTTAAATCTGTACCAGGTGCATTTGCTCCAACTTTAAGCTCTAATCTTATATTTTCTCCAGGAGAACCACCAGCACTTGATGTTGCATTAGCTAATCTTGCTTCTAAAGTTCTACTGTTATCAGAATGACCAGCTCTTTGTAATGTTATAGGATATGTAATATTTTGATTTGTTGCACCTTTATACCAAGAAATAATAGCACTCCAATACATACCATACCAATATGGTTCATTAGGTGAATGATCATTACTATATATCTGCATAAGATATGTTCCAGATGCGCCTAACTGATAAGAACCTGAATTACTATATATTCCTGTATCAATCCAATCACCATCTGTAAAATCTATATTTATATCAAATATTTCTCTAGTATCTATTTGAGCTCCAGTTCCATCCGCGATATCTAAACCTTTATGTGATACCGTTCCTGAAAAAGCTGCATTGCCACCCTCTGATGTATCAAAAGTCAACATATTAATTGTACTACCACCATCATTACCTCTTATTCTAAAATCTTCATCAGCAGTAGTGTTTGTCAACATTACATCGCTACCAGAATGTGTAAGATATGCATATGTTGTACCTGCATCTTTAAAGTAAATATCATCACCACCAGCATCTAATACAATATCTCCTACCGCATCAATAGTAAAATCACCACTACCACTTTCTGTTAATGTTGTTGCGTTGCTGCCGTCACTAGATATAGATACCACTCCAGCCTGTGATATAATAAACTTATCAACAAGACTAGCAACCGCATCCGCTGATCCACTACCCACTGAGCTAAATGTAAAAGCACCACCACTCATTGCTAGTATACCTGCACCTGCAGCGTATTTATATCTCCAACTTTGAGCACCACCAGTTTGATAATAATATAAGTTTTGAGTTAAATAAAAATCGTGTGCTTCCCTAAATAACACTCCACCACCACCCCACGAGACATTTGAATATCCCGGATTTTGGTCATATGGTAATGTGTATCCATCTGCACCCCCAACTCCTCTAAACTCAACTTGACCTGTTGATGGAATTGTTAATAATTTTGTAGCTGAATCTGGATCGCTATTTCCCGTACCAATAAAAAAGTCTTTTGCTGTTCCACCATCTGATTCAAATATTAAACCAAGTCCAAGGGTACTATTTACCGCCATTCCATAATTTCCTGTACCATCAAAATATAATCCATTACCCGCTGAAGAACCAATAAATTTATTTGATTGAAAACCAACAGCAACATTACCTGCAAAAGTTGCGTTTTGTGATGAGTCTAACGTTAGAGCTAAAGTAGGTGCTGAACCTGGTCCTGTGCTTGTTGGTTTAGTATAAAATAACATATCAGCTCCTGCTGCGCTACCACTATGATTTCCATCAGCTATAGCTTCTATCATTGCTTCTGCGGCAGCGTTTGTGTTTGCACTATCTGTACCTTTCCACGCGAATGTACCCAAACTTTCATTATCACTAGGTGAACCAGTTTCTCTTACTAACTGTATTCCACCACCTTGACCACCAGTTAATATATTAACATTAGCATTAGCAAGATACCCAGATGCATAACCAAAAAATGATCTATTATCCCAATCCATATATAAAGCAGTAGTACTGGTGGCAAAGTTTGGAAATAATCCTATAGCACCAGCACCTTCATAATACCTTATTTTTCCTTGTATAGTTCCATCACCAGCATTATTCTCGTAATCAATATCATAATTTTGAGCATTAGTTGTAGATTCAAATGTTAATGATTTTGTTCCACTAGTTGCACCACCTATATGTATTGCTTCTGCAACCGTAACTTTTCCTGTAAAAATTGCCGCACCGGCATCTGACATATCTAATGT